ACCGGCATGTCAGTCTCGATTTGGCGGGGCTGTCGGTAATGGCGGGGGGTGGAGCATGAACGACCGGGGCTATTTCTTGTGGCTGAAGGATATCCGGGTCTGGCTGTTGGAGGCTGGCGCCCGCATCGATGAAATCAACGACGACTTCGAGGACAACGGCGATTGGTATTTGGCGCGGTGGCATGAGGGTAAGGCGCCTGTCGCCGTGGCGGATTTGGTCATGGGCAACACTTTTTTGGAGGCGGCATGAGCGCGCTCATCGAAAAACACTCGTGTTCGGCCTATTTCGTGGAGGATGGCCCAAATCACACGCTGTATTGTCCTAGATTTGGCGCCGATGAATGCGATGGGGCGTGCCAGATTTCGGAATGGATAGGGCTGTCTCCGCGCGAGATCATCGAGGAGCGGAAGGAGGAGGTGGAGGTGGATGATGCGCAATCCTGGGTGATGCGGGGGCTGCTGGGTCTTTTGTCGTGGGCGGAAGCGTGCCTGGTGCGACGGATGGCGCCGATGATCGTTTGGAGGCCGGCAAGGCCGTGCGTGGTCGAGTCGATCGAATGGCTTCCCGCCGAGCCGCCGCCGGACGCGCAATGCACGGTGCTGGTGGTCTTCGCCGATCCGTCCATCGAGGTGGAAAAAGCTTACTTCGACGGCAGGCGCTGGCGGGAGGCTATTGAAGAAATGGAGCTGCCGCAACCGCCGACGCATTACGCCCATCCGCCGCTAGGTCCGGGGCGATTCCGGAAGGCCCGGAGCATGACGGGCATGGGAGCAGTCACGATGGGGTTTGGGTCATGACGCCCAAGGCCCGAACCGCCGCGCTCGCCAAGATTCACATCGGCAAGAAGCAAGTGGGCATGGCCGACGAGGCGTACCGGGCCATGCTGGTCAACATCGGCGGCGTGAGGCCGGTTCCGGGGCAGGAGCCTAGCGCCGCCCAGCTTGACGAGGCCGGCATCGCCCGCGTGGTCGCGCATTTGAAAAGCCTGGGATTCGTGCCGACCCGCCCGGCGCGGGCCGGTAAGAAGCCTCGGATGACGGCGGAGCGTCAGGCGATGATGGATAAGATCGATGCGTATTTGGCGGAGGCGGGAAGGCCCATTAAGTACGCCAACAGCATCGCCAAGCAGATGTTCAAGATGGATGGCGTGGCTTGGTGTGACGGCGCGCAGTTGCGGAAGATTATTGCCTCCTTGGATAAGGAGGCGGAGAAGGCTGGGAGGGCGACGGGATGAGCGATTTGAGCGCCATTGACCTAGAGCCTTACAAAGTCGGACGGTATTACCGGGTGCCCACCGTGACCGCCTACCTGTTTGACTGGCTGCGCCCGTGGCCGGTATTGGAGCCGATGCACAACGACGCGGAGATCATTGGATTTCGTTACGACCATTACCACCTCGATTGGCGGTTTGTTTCTGAAAGAGCGTTCAAGAGCTTGGAGCGGAAGAACTGGTATCGGAGTGTATTGTCTATCCCTTTAATGACCTCGGAACGACAAAACGCTCAAGGTCTTCCGCTCCCCGTGATGCGGCGGCTCAAATGCAAGCGCGATATGCCGGTATTTCCTGAGAGGGCTCCATTCATTGGGAAGCTTGAGGATCGTTACGCGCCATGCCGGATGAAGCGCGGCATCTGCCCTCACCAAGGCGTTTCGCTTAGGAGCTTGCCGGAGCGGGATGGGGTCGTCGAATGCCCGGCGCATGGGCTTCGATGGTGGGTGAAGACGGGAGCGCTTGCGAGGCGTGGAGCGCATGAATAAGCGTCTATTCGTCCAGTATTGCCTTATCCGGGCGGCTCCGGAGCTGATTCGTAACCTTCCGAATATCGAGCCAGCGGTAGCCTTCATCCGTGGCGCCGCCCGGTTATGGGATGAAGGCGCGACCCCCGAAGGCTACGGCAACGAGAAGCCTAGCGAGCCTAGGGACGATATCAAGGTCAACTGGTACAAGGAATTGTCGGAATACCAGCGAACGTGGTTCGACCGGTTTTGGGAAGCGTTCGGTTACAAGGAGGCCCGCGGTAAGGCGGCCATGCGTTGGCATCAGCTCGGCGAATTGTCGGTGGGTGAATATCGCCGCATCGTCGAGGCAGCCAAGCAGGAGAAGGCCAAGCCCAGGGCGGAGGGGCGGGAACGAAAGATGGCCCAGGGCTGGCTAACCGAGCGGCGGTGGGAGGATTACGCTCCGCCCGCCTCGGTTTCGGGCGGGCCACCCGCCGATCCCCGCAAGGCCAAGCTGCTTTCCGATATCGCGGCGTTAAAACAGTTGCAGAATTATCGCCCCGACCCTAAGCGGGCCGAGCAAATCGCGGCCCTCGAAGCGGAGCTGAAAGGCTTATGAAATCCGCCTTTGCCTACCTGACCGACAGCGCCGATTACCGGCGGATCAAAACCGAGCAGAAGCGCCGCTTCCTGCGGGAGCGCTGCGCCCAAATCGCCTTCGAGCAAGGGCGGAGCGCGGCCTTGGCGGGTCTTCCCGCCGAAAGCCGCGCCGTGCGAGCGCCCCGGAATGTCGCCGAATGGCTACGGGGTTACGCCGAAGGCGAGCGGCTCAAGGAGGAGCAAGCCGAGCGGAAACGGCTGGCGGACCTGACGCCGGAGCGCCGGGCGGCTGTCTTGGCCCATTTGGCGGCGTGGAGGGCGGCCTGTGGCTGATATCTCCCTGGTTGGGGCGGAGCATCTGTTGCCGAAAACGCTCCTGGACCTCGTGCCCCTGCTGGGCATTACGGCGGTGGAGAAGCTGGTGAGCGCCTATGGCGGGCGGCATGTGTACGTGCCGCTGCCGGAGAGCCTGAGCGACGAGCATGAATTGGTGGCGTTGCTCGGCTGGGCGGACGCCCGGCGGTTGGCGGGACATTGCCGGGGCCATCGGGGCGGCGCTTGGCTCAAGTTTCCCCTGGCGCGGACCGCGCGGAAGCGGCTGCGGGACGCGGTGATCGTTCATCGGCATTTCGTCGAGAAAATCAGCGTCCGGGATTTGGTCCGGGAATACGCGCTGGACGAGCGGCAGATTTACAACATCCTGGCGTCCGTGCCTTTGGCGGCCATGGCGGGGGTTTCCCCAGTCCGGCGGGATGAGCGGCAGGGGGATTTGTTCTCCTAGGTTTCGATTTTTCCGATTTGAAATCGGAAAAATGCCCAGGAGGTTGTCCGATTTGAAATCGGGAAACCTCCCGTGGGGTTAATGGGGTTGAAACCCAGCAACCTCGCGTTGACATCTTTGGCGGGGTGTGGTTTTCTGTTGGCGCTCTGGAAAAACCGGAGCGCGAGATTGGCGTCTCGCCGCTAGCAAATGACCGAGAAGGCCCGGTCGGGCCTTTTTTCGTCTGCGTTGTCCTGCCTACCGAGTTTAGGCGGATGGCGTGAGGCCGTCTTCGGACGGGCCGGTTTCATTTGCGCCGGTTACGCCAACCTCGCGCCATCCGCCGCCTATCGATTGGCGTCGCATAAGCGGCGGTTTTGAAACTCTGTAGAGGAAACTGCAAATGAAAAATGAACTCACTCCCCTCACTATTGGCGATATCCTTGTTCGGCAGGATGAAGAAGGTCGCTATTGTCTGAACGATCTTCACAAGGCCGCAGGTGGAGCGGCAAAGCACAAGCCTGGAAATTGGTTACAAACGCAGCAAACCAAGGATTTGATTGCGGAAATGGAGAAAGCTGGAATTCCAGCAATCCAGTCAAAACAAGGTCTTGGGACTTTCGCTCACATGGAAATGGTCTACGACTATGCTATGTGGATCAGTGCAGCCTTCAAAGTCAAAGTCATCCGTGGCTATGATGCCGCCATGCGGCAATTGATCGATCAGGCCAATAATCAGACTGAAGCGCTGAAGCAAGCCGCCGTCGCCGGCAATCCCGTCTGGAAGGCCATCCACCGCTACAAAACGGTTTGCCGGCTCACCCAGCGGGAAATCGCCAAGCTGATGGGTCTCGACCCCTCGACGGTGCGGCGGCATGTGCGGGAGATGGAGCGCTGCGGCGTGTTGACGCCTCCCGCGAACCTCGCGGCTTGCCGGGCGCTGGCGGTCAATCTGGAAGGAGGCGCGGCATGAGCGCCAAAATCATCCCTTTTCCGCCGTACCGGATCGTGCGGGAGCCATTTAGCAACCTGGCCGATATCGTCCGGCTTCTTGCCGATGCCTCTCCCGTAACGGCGCCAAAGCCGCGAAAGCCTAGGCGGAAGAAGGCGTAAAACCATGTGGTAGGTGGGCTGGTATTCCGGCCCGCCGTGATGGTGGGCATGAGTACATGCCCACCCTGCCGGACTAATATAAGGAGATGCGCAATGAAATTCTCGGAGTACAGCTTAATTTTGATGCTTGTGGCATTTTTATCAGCAGCGGGAGGATTTAAGGTTGGACACACTCTAGCTGAAGGAGATGTGGACTGCTCTACAGAAATTGCAAGCGCATCATCACAAGATAGCGCCAAAGTTGCCAGGCTCGTTTCCGAACCACTGGCAAAGGATTATTTCAATGTAATCTCTCCCGCCATCTACCGGAATCATGATGATAGTGATGATCCTAACAAATGCACTAGCATAGAATTCAAGGCGACGATATTGAATCGCACAGAGAAAAAGCATTCAATATCAACAGATTTCCATATCAAAGATGCGCAAGGCATCACATTAGATGTCGTTAACACCTATTACGTACTTGATTCAGGGGCTGGAACCAAAGAGCATAGGGTATTGAAAAGCTTTAGCTTTGGAAGAGTTGAATTTCTATGCAAAGACATAGCAGCGGTTGAGTTGCGGTATTCGTCGTTCGAAGATCAAAAGCAAATTGCGCTGAATCTGCCAATCATAGATAACGACTAGCTAGGTAGTCCGGTACGATAGAAGCCCATGCGCCCGCCCCCGAGCGGGTTTTCTTTTGCCCTGAACTTTTTCAGAATCATCCCGCCCGCTTCCCTGCCCCATCATGTGCGCCATCGCTCATCTTTTGGGGCCGCCTCATGTCCAAAACCCAGCATTCCATTTCCTCGCGGGGCCTAGACCTCGTTAAATCCTTCGAATCGTTTCAAGCGAATTGGTACACCTGTCCCGCGGGCAAGCCCACCATCGGCTATGGCCATGTGAAGCGGCAAGGGGATGGCGTCGTCGCGCCCTTGTCCCACGACCAGGCCCTAGTCTTGTTGCGGGACGATATGGCGACCTTCGAGAAAGATATCAACCTCTTTGTGAAAGTCCCGCTGACGCAAAATCAGTTCGACGCCTTGTGCTCCTTCGTCTTCAACGTCGGTTTCACTAACTTTCGCGGCTCGACCCTGTTGGAAAAACTGAACGCAGGGGATGTCGCGGCGGCGGCCCAGAATTTCCCCCGTTGGATTTACGCCAACAAGCAGCCGCTCGAAGGGCTTAAGCGCCGCCGGGCGGCGGAGCGGGCGCTGTTCGAGGAGGCGGCTTGACGCATGGATGATATGGAGCGCGCCCAGGAGCGGGCGCTATTCGATACCGGTCTGGCGGTTCAGCGGCAAGTCGGGCGGCTGCGGACAGGCGGCCCTCGATTGATTGACCGGGTGAGCGGAGCGGTTTTGTGCCGCGCCTGCGAGGAACCGATTCCGGTGGATCGGCTCAAGGCGCAGCCGGGTTGCGACCAATGCGCCCCTTGCGCCCGCTTGGAGGAACAACAACAAATGGCCTTGCGGGGCGGGAGACGGGGATGGCGCTAGAAAACGTGGATGCCGGATTGTGGGCGGATTGGGTTTGGAAAGCGGGAACCGTTTTGGTCGCGCTGATCTATGTGCCCATCAAGAGCCGGCTGGATGAGCTCGACAAGGGGATACGAAAGGTCGATTCCGATCAGGACGATATCAGGAGGCGATTGATCTCTCTGGAGACCAAGATGGAGGGTGCGCTCGTCCATAGGGATTTGGATGATATCGAGAAGCGGCTCGCCACCGTGGAAACCCGGATGGAGGGCGCGCCCAACCATGATGACCTCGGCAAGATTCACGACAAAATCAATCAAGTAGCGAAAGAGCTGGCTGAATTATGTGGCTCTTATTCGCAAACGAGCCAGTCGCAGAGCGGCATGATGAAGCTGATTCTACAGGCGGTGAGAGAGAAAGCATGAGTCATCCCAAAGACGAGACCCGTGACGCCAATCGCCGATTGGCCATTTTGGTGGCGCTGTCGCTAGCCCCCAAATACAAGCGGCCCTTGGCGGATGTCCGCAAGAGCTTGGATGACATTGGGTATTCCGCTAGCCTCGCGAAGCTCGGCGCTGACGCGGCTTGGCTGGAAGAAACCGGCTTGGTCGAGTTCGACCGCGCGAATGGCGTTTTGATCTTGACCGAGCAAGGCGGCGAGGTCGCGGGCGGGTACCTGGACGTGCCGGGCGTGGCGACGCCGGGACCGGGGGCGTGAGGGCCATGAAATCCTTTTTTGATGCCCCCGCCCCGGCCCTCTCCCGGAGGGAGAGGGGGAAGGACTGATGGCTCGTCCCGCCGAAGAGCGTCTGGCGCTGCGCGCCGCCTATCTCTCGGGATTGCCCATGGAGACGGCGGCGACTCGGTGCGTCGTGCCCTTGCCCACGGCCCGACGCTGGAAGAAAGACGCCAAGACCGAGGGCGACGATTGGGACAAGCTCCGGGCGGCGCAGCTCTTGGCTGGGGGCGATATCGAGGACGTGTTGCGACGGTTGCTGTCCCAAGGCGTCCGGCAGGTCGAAGCGACCATGAACGCGATGATGGCGGATCAGAATATGCCGCCCGCGGCCCAGGTCGATGCGTGCGCGGCCTTGGCGGATATGCTGGTGAAGCTGACGGCGGCGGTGCGGAGGCTGTCGCCGGAAACGGATGTGCTGGCGGTGCGGCTTGGGACCGTTAAACAATTCGCGGAATTCGTTAGAACGCGTTATCCCGCTAGCGCTCCGGCGCTACTGGAGGCCCTGCAAGCCTTTGGCGAGGTGGTGGCGCGTGGCTAAGACTTCACCCCGTCAATTCCTCAAAGACCTTTCGGCTTTCTCTGAGTCGTTCCGCCAAAGGATCGAGGCGGAGGTGGATGGTTTCGACGCGGCGCCGGAGGCTGTGGCCGGACGACGGGCGCGGGGGCTCGTCGATTTCGAGTTTTTTTGCCGGACCTACTTTCCCCATTACGTCAAGAAGCCCAATTCGCGGCTGCACGATTATCTTTACGCCCGATTGCCGGAAATCGCTAATTCCGACCGGGCGGAAACCGACGCCATCGCCGCCCCGCGCGGCGAAGCGAAATCGACCATTACCAGTCAATTGTTCGTGTTGTGGTGCGTGCTGTCCGGGCGCAAGCGCTATCCCCTCATCGGCATGGATGCGTTCGATCAAGCGGCCATCATGCTGGAAGCCATCAAGGCCGAGCTGGAATTCAACCCGCGCCTGGCGCTGGACTTCCCCGAGGCCGTGGGCCAGGGCCGGGTGTGGCAGGCCGGAGTGATCGTGACCCGCAACAACGCCAAGCTGGAGGCGGTGGGGTCGGGTAAGCGCATTCGCGGACGCCGGCATGGGCCGTACCGTCCGGACCTCTTTATCGGCGACGACCTGGAGAACGACGAGAACGTCAAGACGCCGGAGCAGCGGGACAAACTGCAAGGCTGGCTGACCAAGGCGGTGCTGAAGCTGGGCGGTGCGGGCGATAAGTTCGACGTGATCGTGATCGGCACGATCCTGCATTACGACTCGGTGTTGAACCGGCTCCTGAAGAATCCGTTATGGCGGTCCGCCAAGTTCAAGGCGGTCATCGCCTGGCCGGGACGCATGGATTTATGGGATCAGTGGGAAGAGTTGCTGCTGTCCCAGGGCGAAGCGGCGGCGGACGCCTTTTATGGCTTGTCCGCCGCCGAGATGGATGAAGGCGCGGAAGTGAGTTGGCCGGCGGGCCGGCCCTTGGTGGCGCTGATGAAGATTCGCGCCCGCGACGGCCATGCCGCCTTCGATTCGGAATTGCAGAACGACCCCCTGAGCGATGACGACGCGCCGTTCGCCAAGGCCATTCACTTTTGGGTCTCCCGATTGGCCGAGTGGGTGTTTTACGGCGCATGCGATCCATCCCTTGGCAAGCATGGGGCGAGCCGGGACCCTTCGGCCATTCTGGTGGGCGGCTTTCTTCGCGCCACGGGGGTGCTGGACGTGGTGGAGGCCGATATTAGGAAGCGCCTGCCGGACAAGATCATCGAGGACGTGATTGCGTTCCAGTCGCGCTACCGCTGCGTGCTGTGGGTCGTTGAGTCGGTCCAGTTTCAAGAATTTCTCCGCACCGAGCTGGTGAAGCGCTCGGCGGCGCGAGGCGTGCCGGTGCCGGCGCGGGCGGTGACGCCTCATGCCGATAAGCTGCTGCGGATCGAATCCTTGCAGCCGCACATGACCAACGGCCTGATCCGGCTGCACGCCAGCCAGCATACCTTGATCGAGCAGCTACGCCATTTCCCCAAGGCTGATCATGACGACGGCCCCGACGCCCTGCATATGCTGTGGATGGCGGCCTTGTCGGGCCAAAAGCGTTCATTCACTCCCTTCAGGTTTAATTTCTGATGGCTATTTCACGCGCCAGCGATCAATTCCGGCTTGACGCCTACACCGGCGAGGGCGGTTTTTTGTCCGGCGCTTATTTGCAGCAGTTCCCCAGGGAAGGCGCCCCTAACTTTAAGGACCGGCAGGAGGTCGCGGTTTATCCGAACTACGTCCGCAAGGTGGTCGATATTTATTCCGGCTTCCTGTGGCAGCGCGAGCCGACCCGCGAGGGCGGCGCCGGTTATGCCGATTTCGCGGCTAACGCGGACGGTATTGGCACGTCGCTGAACATGCTGATGCAGAGCTACCAGCGGCGGGCGATGCTGCTGGGCACGGTCTATATCCTGGTCGACAGGCCGCAAGGCGAGGCGCTGACCAAGGCGGACGAGAAGTTGCCCTACCTGGTCATGCGGGAGCCGAGCGCCCTGGTCGATTACCGCACCGACGGGTTCGGGCGGTTCGAATGGTGCGTCTTTTCCGAGGTGGTCGACCAGAAAACCCAGGAAATCCGCTATCGGCGTTTCGACGCCGCGACCTGGCGAGTTTCCAGCGACCCCGGAGGACAGTCGATCATTGAACAGGGTGAGCACAAGTTGGGGCGGGTGCCGGTGGCGCGGCTGCATTCCACCTTGCCCTTGCTGCCCACCGATATCCGCGCCCAGGCGTGGATTCATGATTTGGCGCAATTGAATTGGGATTTGTTCAATCAGGTTTCGGAGCTAAGGATGCTGTTTAGGCAGCAAGTGTTCGCCATGCTGAAATTGCCAGCCAAGGACGACGCCGAGCGGGAGCGCTTGCAGAATTTGGCCATCGGGCCGAACAACGCCCTGTCCTACGATCCGACGGACGGCGGCGAGCCGGGCTTCATCGCCCCGCCGCCGGACCCGGTGAAGGCGTATCAGGACAATATCACCGCCACCATCGAGCGCATCTATCAGATGGCGAACCTGGAGTTCGTGGGCGGGGTGCAGCAATCGGGCGTGGCGCTTAGCTTTCACTTCCAGGAAGCCAATCGCACGTTGGGGCTGATTGCCGCCTTGACCGAGCAGGCGGAGCGGGATATCGCGGCCCTGGTCGCGGCCTGGCAGGGCGGGAAGTGGGGCGGCAATATTGCTTATGCCCGCGACTTCAATCTCGTTGATCTCGCGGAAACCTTGAAGCAGGGGATGGAGGCGATTCAACTGGAGATTTCGCCCACCTTCGACGCCGAGCTGAAAAAGCGGCTAGCCCGGCAGGTATTGGGGCATGGCGTGGCGCAGGCGACCTTGAGCGAGATCGACCAGGAGATTACCGCCGGCGGCGATCCTTATATGGATCGGATACAGCAAGCGGCGGGGGCGACGGCGTGACGACCATTGCTTACGATGGAACGCAAATCGCGGTGGATAGGCAACTGACCCGAGGCAATCTGAAGCTGCCAATGTCGAAGTTCATTCGAGCGGACGACGACTTGATTATCTGGACCGGCACGCAGCCGGATGCGCTGTTTCTGGCGGAGTGGGTCATGGCGGGTGCTGATCCGTCCAGGTTTCCGGAGCGGGGATTTGACGCTGATGTGTCGTTGATCGTGATTAGGCCGAAGTCGAGCCCTATTTACTTTTGTCAGGGGCCGATACCCATGACAGTCGAGTCCACGCCTTTCGCGTGGGGATCGGGTAGTGATTTTGCCTTGGCCGCGATGGCGTGCGGGTGCGGCGCCGCCGAGGCGGTTGAAGTGGCGGCCCAGTTTGATGTCTCGACGGGGTTTGGGGTGGATAGTTTTTTGATCGGTGACTTATAGCGCGTAGGTTGGGGTGACGAAGGAACCCCAACAGGCATGATCCGTAGACGGGTTGGGGTTCGTAACCTCACCCCCAGCCTACATCTATTTGGGCCTAACGCGCCAGCCCTTTCAAGGTGACCCAAGGGAAAAGGGGAATGTAGGCCGGAATAAGCGCTTCCCGCGGCTAGCGGGAAGGGCGTTTCCGGCAAACTGAGCCTTGGAGCGCCGGAAACACCCGCCTTACGCGCAGCTTCAGGCGGGCTTATTCCGGCCTACGGCCCACCACCTTGAAAGGGCTGGCCTAACGCGCCTGAACTCAGTCACGGAGTGGAGTGAAGCGGAACGGAGTCGCCTCGAACTAACTGTTGGGCAGGACTGTAGGAAATGGCTGGAACACGCACATATTTAGAAAAACTAAGCCTTGACCAATTGCGCTACGCCCGAGATGCAGCAATAGAAATGATTGCTGAACGGGAGAAAGAACAGATGCTAGTTGTGTGGTGCCTGGAGGACAGGAGCGCGCGGCTTGAGGTGTTTGCAGACTCAGACTATGTGAAGGCTGCGGAGAAGCTGCTTGAACTGGCGCGTGCAAACGCGGCAAGTCCACAAAATCTGAGACCGCGAGACAAGGAGTTGCATCTGGTTCCGATCGAGGTTCCGGGGTCTGAGTACGCGGAATTAGGGCTGTGACGCCCAACGTGGAGTTCAGCGGGCAAGCGACATCGCCGCGAAGCTCTGCTGGAACGCAGGGTTAGGCGCCAAAGCTGATAAAAGGAAGACGACCGTGAAAACAGTAAAGCCAGTCGCCGCAAGCGGCTTCAACATGAGCGTTGCGCAATTGTGGGGCAGCGGCCCAAAGTGGACGATTACCTGTGGAGGATGCCGCCTTACGTTCAAGGAACGGATCCCCATGGTGAATAAACCTGGTATTCGGTGTCCTTCGTGCGGCGCAATCAATGTGATTCCGATAACGATTGGTAATGGTGTCTAAAGCCTGAGTTCAGCGGCCCACGTTGAACTGAGCTTCAATAACAAGCGGACCTAGCGGGCGCGGGTCCGGTGCAGCGGGGACGTTAGGCTTCTGACTGGTGGAACAAAAACGATCGGGCACCACCCTTCTGCAAGGAGTTAGCCATTGATTTGTAACAGAATAAGTTCAAAAAACAACAGCTTTTCTGCTGGAACAGCACCACCCTCGCCCAAAGGGAGAGGGTCGGCGGGCCCAAAGCTAAAGCTAAGGTGCGCCGGCCACCACTGAACCATACCGAAGGAGCAAACATTGAATACTGAACAAACCCAACCCAACGGCCATATGGCCGGCGTCACCTTGAGCGATGACGTTAGGCCACTAGAGCCTAGACGACTGGCGAAAATGTTTGCCGATGGCTGGATTCCGTTCTTGAAGGAAGACACTGATGAGGTTGTACGTCACCTAAACGAAATGGCTGCGTTGCTAGAAAAAGCTGACGCTCCTAAGCCAGAGCCATACGCTATTGAGGCCGGATTCAGTAACGGCGACGGAACCTATTCGGTAAGCATCGAAAGATTGCCACTGAAGGCATGGAAGGTTCCCGTCAAAGATTATCCGCAAAGGCTGCTTTACGCCGAACAAGCCTAAAGCTGAGTTTAGGGGCGTACCGGAGCGGAGTCCGCTGGAACGCCGCTGTTAGGTATTGGAGGAAAGATGAAGATCAAGAATTGGATCTCCCCGCAAGACCAAATGTGCCGCCTCGGTCGGCATATGTGGAGCGTTCCACGGCTATTTGAACTGGTGCGCGATTTCCCCGTGATGGAGATTCCGCTTAACCATCTGAGTGTTTATTACATCTACGAGAAACTTACACTCAGGGAAATGGTGATGCACATGCGGGCGGTCAATGATGCCGATCTTGATAAGCCGATCATTCTCGACGAGGACGGGGAGTTAATGGACGGGCGGCATAGGCTTATGAAAGCGATGCTTATCGGAAATGAAACAATCAAGGCTGTGCGCTTCGACGAAAACCCGTCGCCGTGCAAAGTGCAAGATACCTAAAGCTAAAGCCTAAGTTCAGGTGCGCAGTGCCGCGCACCGAGGCTGAAGAAAACCACAAAGGGTGGTGCGGCACTGCGTCACCTGGAACGCGGACGTTAGGCATGAAGAATGTGGCGGCGTGGAAGCAGACACGCAAACTCGTAGCCAGGCACAGAAGCACTGCCAGGGATTCAAAGGGGATGCGACGAACCGAAAGCATACCGGCAATAGTGCTTGCTGGCGGAAACTTCCCATCCTGGCAGCCGGTGTAGCGTCCGGCCCACATTTTTGATGCCTAAAGCCTGAGTTCAGCGGCCCGCGCTGAACTGAACTTCAATAACAAGCGGACCTAGCGGGCGCGGGTCCGCTGGAACGCGGACGTTAGGCTATGAAATTGAAAATGAAACTAATTGAAGGTGGTGAAATAAAAATCCCGCAGGAAAGCATTCTGCGATTTTGGGCGGAAAAGCCAGATACCACAAAAATCGAGTACGAAGATGAAAGCGGAAAGACGCTGACCGTAGAAGTAGCGCATCCGATGTACGCGATAACTCAAGGTGTAGCTGCCTAACGCAATGCTCAGGGGGGGCGTGCCGCGCACTGAAAACGAAGAAAAACCATAAAGGGCGATGCGGCACAGTGCCCCCTGGAGCTAGAAGTTAGATCATGAAAAGCAAAATAGAGATATACCTAGGCGAC